ATCATCCTGTCTGGTAGGTGAAAGCCCTATCTAACTGGTAGATGAATAATGTTGTATAGTAGTGCAACATTGTGAAGGAGAGTACAGATGATGGAGGCAGTGGTAACGTTTTTTTTGCTGGGTGCGCTGTGCGTAGCGGTGGCTGGGATGGTGTTGTACGCACTCGCAGAGGTTTGGTTTTGGATGGATGAACAAGATTGGAGGGATAGATGAACAACATATCAGATTGGCTTAACCGAGCCGACTACACGGCAGAGGAACGCCGCAACATATGCGCTCAACTCCTGTCGGAAGCGCAGTATTGGGATGTGCATCAATACCTGAAGATGATGCACGACAGCACCAAGCGCCCTTGGGTTGGGCTGACGGAAGAGGACTTGGATTACCTGTGTCATTTGGCATACACAGGTGACGAAGAATTTGCGTTAGCAGTGCAAGCAAAGCTGAAGGAGAAGAACACATGAACGAAGAAGACGAAGCATTTGAGCAGTTGGCCTTAAAGCAGGGCCAATGGGAGCACACATCAGGATGGAGAAAGAAACAAATCATGGACAAAATAGAACAAGCATTTCCTAACCCACACAGGACTGATATGACGGGCATGACCCTGCGGGATTACTTTGCGGCCAAGGCTATGTTAAGAACAAGCGTGGGTTCATCCTACGAACAGCTTGCAAAGAACGCCTACGAAATTGCAGACGCAATGCTGAAAGCGAGGGAAGCATGAAAGCACCACCAGGAAAAGGCGCTTGCCTGATGATGGCAAAGATAACCTATCCCCGCAATCAGGAACTCAGTTGGAAATGGTTGCTGGCATGGGGCTTCTATGAAATGTATGTTGATGGATGGTATGAAGGCAAAGCATGAACAAACCGATTACATCCAATAAGTTTGCAACAGACACTTGGAAAATGGTGCAAATGCTGATTGAAGAAGCAGTGCTGGCAGAGCGTGAGGAGTGCGCCAAGATATTGGATGCCAATGCTATGGCTTGTGAAAGTCTCATCATGCGGAGTCTGTTGCAGTCAAACGCCCAAGCAATTCGGGTGAGGGGACAAGCATGATTAAGGACGTACTGAAGTATCTTCAACCCAACGCAGTTATTCCCATTGATATGGAGACCACAATTATGCTGGTCAACGCACTCAAAGAAGCCTTGGCACAGCCAGAGCAAGAGCCTGTGCAATACAAATGCACGGTGATCGATGACCAACATCCAAACGGGATACCTTTGGAACAGTGGGTGAAACCACCACAGCCAGAGCAAGAGCCAAGGATTGGTTGTGTGAATCACGATTGTGACCAATGCAAAGCACAGCGCACAGAGCCAGCACAGCAAAAAAAGGTTTGGACGTTTTGGGACTTATCGGGCGGGGATATTGCTGATGCCATCAAAGCCAAACTCAAGGAGAAGAACACATGAGACCAGAAAAAATATTTCACGCAGTGATGCGAAGCAGAGGCTACATCGACACTGACTTCAAGATGGAGAAGGGTAGGTATGTAAACGCCGCCATGCAGACCCGATGGAACTATTTCCTTTTGGGCTGGGAAATGCGGGGCGCTGCATGATTGAGCTTGTCCGCACATGGCAGGTCAGGGAATCTGGTAACACTACCAAGGTATCCAGCGGTCAGGCATGGCGGTGTACCAGATGCAGTCAACATTTTCAATTCAAAACCCAGGCGGATGCACACAAGTGTGAGGGGGCAAAAGAAAATGATGAATAAATTTTCTAAATACTTTGTAGATTTTGTGAGGCCCAGAACCCTGCATGAAATCATTGCTAAGGAACTGCGGGAGGCGCAACTGCGAAAGCTGGAGGCCGAAAGCGGAGTTGAATACGCCAAATCTGTGGTGTCTTACAACGAACAGCGGATTGTGCGCTTATCAAAAAGATTGAATGAACATTCAGAGGAGACACAAGAACCATGATCGCTGAACAGATACGCAATTTCTTTGGCAGAATCCACCTCCCCCCGGCTGGCATCCAGCCCAAAGGTAGGCTGTGGCAATGCAGCCAATGCCACTTGTTGTTTTTAAATAAGGCAGAAGGAGACAGACACAAATGCCAAGACCAAAGAGTGATCTGACGCAATCAGGTCGAGCAGTCGGTGTGCGATTGCGTGAATGGGAGTATCAAGAATGGCTGAATCTAGGAGGAACAAAATGGTTCCGCAAGCTATTGATGGACAGTTACAAAAGGAGGGTACATGAGCAATATAAACAGAACAAGAGCGGCGTTTGAGGGCTGGGCCGCAGCAAGGGGCAGGTCAGGACAATTGAATTGGACTGGCAGCAAGTATGAACATCCAAGAATTCAATCTCAATGGATTGCTTTTTTGATGGGCTGGACAATGTGCAACAACCAAAGGTAAAAAATGTTTAACATAGAACTAATTAGCATCGACAAGGGAACACAGTCACGGGTAGCCATCAGCCAGGAAACTGTTGATGATTACTCAAGGCAGATGGAAGATGGGGCCAAATTTCCCCCGGTCATAGTCTTCCATGATGGAGTGGAATACTACCTAGCGGATGGTTTCCACCGCTACTTTGCCAATCGCAAGCTTAAGAATGACAGCATTGACGTAGACATTGTTAAGGGTACGCTGCGGGAAGCTATTTTCTATAGCTTGAAGGCCAACAAGGCGCACGGCTTACGTCCAAGCAACGCCGATAAGCGCAAATCCGTAATCATCATGCTCAAAGATCACGAGTGGGTAAAGTGGGCTGATCGTCAAATCGCTACGCATTGCGGTGTTTCCCATGTGTTTGTAGCCAAAGTGCGCAAAGAAGTGTCGGGCGGTAAGGCCCAGACAACCCGCAAGTACAAGGGTAAGGGTGGTAACGTTTCCACCTTCACCAACCGCCAACCCCAGGAGCCGGAGCCGGATGCCCCTGTCTATGACCAAAAGCAGGAGATGATGGAGGCTTTGGTGGCTGAGAACGAGAAGCTATCAGAGCAGCTAGCCATAGCCACCATCGATGGTACGGCTGAAGAAAAGGACTTGGCAACCACCATGATCGGTGAGTTGAAGGAAGAAATCCGTCTGCTCCAGATCGAATTGGTATCAGTCAAGAAGAGTCGGGATATGTTTCAGTCTGAGAATGCCCAGCTAAAGAAGCAGGTGGCAATGATGCAAAAGAAGTTGAAGGCAGTGGAAAATGCTTGAGCTACGAGGCTACCAGACCGATACGCTGGAGGCTTTGCGCCAGGGGTTTGCAGCAGGTGCCAATGCTCAGATACTCTACGCCCCCACGGGGGCGGGCAAAACAGAAATGGCTATAGCTTTGCTAGAAGCCACCCGAGCGAAGGGCAACAGGGCAGCAATGCTACTGGACAGGATCATTCTGTGCGATCAAACCAGTCAGCGGCTGGAGAAGTACCACATTGACCACGGCGTGATGCAGTCAGGTCATTGGAGATACAGGCCGCATGAAAAGATCCAGGTCTGTTCGGCGCAAACCCTTGAAAGAAAGGGTGAATTTCCAGGTCTAAACCTTTTGATCGTTGACGAGGCGCATCAAACCCGGCAGCAGACAATGGAGTTCATCAAGAACAACCCTGAAATCCGTGTGATCGGGCTGACCGCTACGCCATTCACCAAAGGTTTGGGCAAGACATACACCAATGTTGTCTCAACAGTCACGACCAAGCAGTTAGTTGAGCAGAATGTGCTTGTGCCTTTGAAGGTGTTCATCTCCAAAGAGATCGACATGACCGATGCCAAGAAGGTAGCGGGCGAGTGGAGTCAGAAGGAAGCCACCACCAGGGGCATGAAGATCACTGGCGACATTGTTGCTGAGTGGATTAAGAAGACCCATGAGATATTTAAAAAGCCGGTAAAGACCATCGTGTTCTGCTCGGGCGTGAATCATGGCGCTGACCTAGCGAGGAAGTTTGCAGAGCAGGGGTATAACTTCATAGCTGTAAGCTACAGGGACGATGACACATTCAAGCGGGATGTGATTGAGGACTTCTCCAAGCCTGACACAGAGATTCATGGGCTGATCGCCACGGACATACTGACCAAAGGCTTTGATGTGCCGGATGTTCTGATCGGTATATCAGCTAGGCCGTTCAGTAAATCCCTGTCCTCCCACATCCAGCAGATGGGTCGCATCATGCGCGGCTGCGAGGGGAAAGAGTTTGCCGTTTGGCTGGATCACAGCGGCAATTACCTGCGGTTCCGGCAGGATTGGGAAGATGTTTTTGAGCATGGCGTAGACAAGTTGGATGATGGCAAGGAGAAAACCAAGCCAGAACCCACCGACAAAGAGAAGGAAGCGGCAAAGTGTCCGGCTTGTGGATCGTTGTGGCCCTCCAGTTCGGATGCTTGCAGTAACTGCGGTCATGTTCGGGAACGAAAGAACAAGGTAGTCGAGTTGCCTGGGGAGTTGGAGGAGTTAACCGGAACCATGTCCAAGGCAGATAAGCAGGAGTGGTGGTCAATGCTGCAATGGTATGTTCAGACCCAGGGCTGGTCGCATGGTCGGGCGGCTCATGTCTACAAAGAGAAGTTTGGGGTGTGGCCCAGGGCTTTGTACGACAAGCCTGTCTATCCAAGCCAGGAGATTGTCAAGTTCATCGACAAAGGTATCAGGGCGTACATCCGGCAGATGAAGAAGGGAAGATGATGGAGTTGGTAGATTATTGTCGGGCGCATGGGATCGTCATTGATTTCCCACCACCCATCGGATACTGGAAACGTTACCACACAGTCGATCATCCAAAGAAGCGCAATGGTGCTGTGAAATTCATGGGCGACCATGCTTTTGTGCAGAACCATGCTACCGACACAGAGGTTTCCATATGGAAGCCTGACTCAATCAGTGAAGGTGCCCGCAGGGATTACGCCCAGCTTGTGCAAAAAGCAGAGCAGGACAAGATTCGGATGCAGGAAAAGGCAGCGATCAAGGCAAAGGATCTGCTGCAAGGTTCGTTGTTGGGTAGGCATCCATACTTCAAAGCCAAGGGTTTTCCCGATGAAGAGGGGTGGGTCAATGACAAAAGGCTAATCATTCCGATGCGAGTGGATGGGGTGCTGGTCGGATGCCAAGTGATCGATGCGGATGGCGAAAAGAAGTTTCTGTCAGGGCAGAAGAGTTCGGGCGCATCGTTTGACTTCGACAACAAGGGCAAGCATTTTCTGTGTGAGGGGTACGCTACAGGGTTGTCGTTGCGTCATGCGCTGCGGTGCTTGAAGCGCAATTATGTGATCCATGTGTGCTTTTCGGCTGGAAATATGCTCAAGCTGGCGCAGAAATTCGGAGGGTATGTCATTGCCGACAACGATGAGAGCGGGACGGGGGAGAGGGTAGCAAAGCAAACAGGGCTACCTTATTGGATGAGTGATGTGGTGGGAGAGGATGCGAATGATGCACATCAAAGGCTTGGGCTATTTAAATTTACCCAAAGCCTGACCCGATCATTGCCTATACGATGACATGGTGCAAGGCTCGACATACAGGGTTTCAGAGAATTTCTCCAGTATGGTCAAGCCTTGCAGTATCTCCATGCCCAGGTGAAAAGAATGTACGCCTTGCCCTATGTATTCGGTTCGGACGGTAACAATACCTTCCTCATCCTCCATTAGGAACACGGCGAACAAAGTCTTTGCTGGTTTTTGTTTCATTGACACAGTTTACATACCTTCCGCTATCTGGGCAGCGGCTGCTTTGGATGCTTTAATTTGTTCTTCGGTCATGCCTCGGGCG